ACACGCCACCACGGTGCTGTTTGTATTGCGTGTAGGCCCCGATGCGTACAAAGACACCGCCAAGTTTCCCAACGGAGCATGGTGTAAAGAGGGCGACTTCGTGTTAGTACGTACTTACTCCGGTACAAGATTTAAGATCTTTGGCAAGGAGTTTCGTCTCATCAACGATGACCAAGTTGATGCTGTTGTGCTAGACCCTCGCGGCCTGACCCGCGCTTGAAAGGAAAAACATGGAACCGTACAAGTTTCCCGATGAAGTCGAAGATAAGAAAACGCCTGACGTTGAGTTTGAGATTGAAGGCGATGAGGTAGAGATTGAAATCGAAGACGATACGCCTGAACGTGACAGAGGCCGCAAGCCCCTAGACCGTGAAGTGCTTGATCCAACCGACGAAGAGATTGAGTCTTACTCTGACAAAGTCAAAGGACGTATCAAAGAACTGACTCACGCCCGTCATGACGAGCGCCGTGTCAAAGAAGCCACGATGCGTGAGAAACAAGAGCTGGAGCGTCTAGCACAGCAGTTGATTGAGGAGAACAAACGCCTCAAGCAGAATGTCTACACAGGACAGGAAGCCATCATTGAAGGCGCCAAAGGCAAGGCTGAGTCAGACTTGAAAGATGCTCGTGCCAAGCTTAAGGCGGCACAGGAATCTTTTGATACCGATGCCATCATTGCCGCGCAAGAAGAAGTGATGGATGCCAAGATTCGTGCAGAACAAGTAAAAAATTATCGTCCTACCCCTTTACAGGAAGAAAATTTTGATGTACAAACACCACAAGCCCAACCTTCAAGGGCTGAACCGGACGAGAAAACTCTGCGCTGGCAGGCAAAAAACCAGTGGTTCGGACAGCAAGGGTTTGAGGAATACACCAGCTACGCACTAGGGCTGCACCAAAAACTAGTCACAAACGGAGTGGATCCCCGCTCTGCTGAATACTTCGAGCAAATTGATGCTCGCATGAAGTCATCGTTTCCTGATTTGTTCGGGCAAGCGAGTGACAAGCCAAGGTCTGGTGAGGCTCAAAAGCGACCTACGACAGTGGTGGCCTCTGTATCTCGTTCTACGAGTGCAGGAAAAATTAAGCTAACTCAAACGCAAGTAGCGTTAGCTAAAAAATTTGGTTTAACCCCGCAGCAATACGCTGCACAAGTAGCAAAACTGGAGAGTTGAAATGGCTGAAACAATTGACCGCTCAAATCGTGACACAAAGTCACGCGAAAAATCTGTTCGTGCAGTATACGTACCGCCGACAAACTTGCCTGATCCAACGCCTGAACCGGGCTATGTGTATCGCTGGGTAGCGACTCACATTCTGGGACAAGCGGAAGTAACCAACGTGTCACGCAAAATGCGTGAAGGTTGGGTACCGGTGAAGGCAGAAGACCATCCAGAATTGATGCTGATGGGCAACGAAAAAACTGGGAACGTGGAAATTGGTGGCCTCATGCTCTGCAAGATGCCTGCCGAAAAAGCTAAAGCCCGGGATGAGTACTATGACCAACAAGCTCAAAACCAGATGGAGTCAGTTGACAATAACTTCATGCGACAAAATGATCCGCGCATGCCGTTGTTTGCCGAACGAAAGTCGTCATCAACGCGTGGTGGATTTGGTTCTGGTTCTAAATAAACTTAGGAGTCCTTAAATGGCATCTACCGCTTCTCCCTACGGCTTCCGCGCCGTAAACGAGTTGGGCGGCCTACCATACGCTGGTAGCACCCGTTCATTCTTAATCGACCCAGCGGGTTACGCTGTCAATATCTTCAATGGAAGTATTGTTGCAATCAACACGTCTGGTTACATTAACATCGTCACCACAAATGGCGATAACAGCACACCGTTCCCCGCAGGTACTATCGGCGTTTTCGTCGGTTGCTCCTTCACGAACGCACAAGGCCAAATCATTTACTCTCAGTACTACCCTGCTAACACAGCTTCTGTGCAAGGCTCTGCTATTACTGCTTACGTCATTGATGACGACCGCGCTGTGTTCCAAGTGCAAGCTGCCGGTACAATGGCACAAACCACTTTGGGCATGAACGTGTTCTTGAACGCTGTTCAGAGCACTTCTACAGGCTCAACAACCACTGGCAACTCCAATACGGCTGTTAGCACTTCTGCTGCTGCCACATCTGGCTATGCCTTCCGCGTTGTCGGTTTTGCTGACGTTCCCGGATTCTCAACTGTGGGCGATGCCTACACTGACATCTTGGTCAAGTTCAATCCCGGCGCACATTCATACAGCAACGCCACCGGCGTAGCATAAGGAGTAACTAACCATGGCAATTTCACGCGCACAACTACTTAAAGAGTTGCTCCCCGGTCTGAACGCTTTGTTCGGTATGGAATACGCTCGCTACGGCGAAGAGCACAAAGAAATCTACGAAACAGAGAAATCTGAGCGTAGCTTTGAAGAAGAGACAAAGCTTGCTGGCTTTGGCTCTGCTCCCGTCAAGAACGAGGGTCAAGCCATTGCGTATGACAACGCACAGGAAGCCTTCACAGCACGTTACAACCACGAGACTATCGCCCTCGGTTTCTCCATCACGGAAGAAGCTGTGGAAGATAACTTGTACGACAGCTTGTCTGCTCGTTACACGAAGTCTTTGGCCCGTGCTATGTCTTACACCAAGCAAGTTAAAGCTGCATCCGTTATCAACAACGGTTTCAACGGCGCATACTTGGGCGGTGACGGCGTCACTTTGTTCGGTAACAACAGCTCTAGCGCTCGCGTTGGTCACCCACTCGTTAACGGCGGTGTGAACTACAACAGCCCAACAGTTGGTGTTGACTTGAACGAAACTTCATTGGAAAACGCTGTGATTCAGATCGCTGCGTGGACTGATGAGCGTGGTCTGTTGATCGCCGCCAAGCCCCGTAAGATGATTGTTCCCCCATCACTGATGTTCGTTGCCAAGCGCTTGCTTGACACTGAACTGCGTGTACAAACTGCTGACAACGATATCAACGCGTTGAAGCAGATGGGCGCAATCCCTGAAGGTTACACAGTTAACCACTACCTGACCGACACAAACGGCTGGTATTTGATTACTGATGTGCCTAACGGCATGAAGCACTTCGAGCGTATCGCCTTGCAAAACAGCATGGACGGTGACTTTGATACAGGTAACGTTCGTTACAAAGCCCGTGAGCGTTATAGCTTTGGCTGGTCTGATCCTCTCGGTATGTGGGGTTCAGCAGGCGCTTAATGCGTTTGTGAAAAGGGGGCTTGTGCCCCCTTTTCTTTTGGTGTATATTGACTTCATTCCGGGCTTATCCGGTGCATTGAACAGTCCCGGCTGACGACATACAGATCGATGCACTTAACTTGTATGTAAGGAAACATCATGGCAAATACCACGTTTAACGGCCCAGTACGGTCGCAGAATGGCTTTCAATCCATCAGCATTAACAGCACTACCGGTGCAGTCACCGTTGACGCTACATTTGGTGCTACCACCAGCGTAACCAACCTGACTACTACAAATCTGGTTTTTACAGACCAAAATCACCCCACAACCGCAGCAATTAACGCTACGGCTGTAGCTACTGCGACACAAGTTGCAACTGGCTATATCACTTCTACTTCTGCTTCTCCTACAACAATCACATTGCCTACAGGCACGTTGTTGGGTGCGCAAATCGGTGCTGCTCGTGGCACCGTGTTGGAGTTGTACGTTGACAACACTGCGGGTGCAAGCACCGTGACTATCGCTGTTGCAACCAACGGTATTTTGTCTAGCGCTGCTGCTGATACAGCAGGCAGTTTTGGTGACTTGACGATTGCAGCCGGTGCAACTGGCCTTGCTCGTTTCACCATCATGTTCTCCAGCGCAACGGCCTACGTGTTTACCCGTACTGCTTAATTGATCTAGGGGGCCTCGGCCCCCGTTTACAAGGAGATTGATTATGACGATGCAATATGATGTAAAACAAGGGCATCTAAACCAAAGCGGTTTTTTTGTTCTTAGCAGAAACCGTGTAAAAGGCGTTTCTTTTTACGGCGCTGGCGGAACTTTAGTTTTGTTTGACACAACCGTAGCCCCAGTAACTTCAAGCGTAACTTATGGTCGTAGTGGCACCACCGTTACAGTGACAAAAGTTGCGCACGGCTTGTCTACGGGCGCTGTTGTTGGTATTCATTTTGTTGGTGGTTCTGGCGGCGCGGCTACAGACGGTAACTACACAATTACTAGGACAGGCGCTGACACGTTTACGCTTACGGACATCAATACTGGGACTATTACAGGTTCTCCAGCAGCGCTTTATGTCAGTGGCGCAAGTCGTTGGCTGATGACTTATGAGACGCACGCAACAGACGAGTTTCAGAATGCCCCCCTTATCCCCGGCGAAGGCGTATTGGCATTGAATGGAATTTATGCCTATATGAGCGGTATTGATGGGGCGCAGGTTTACTATGGCTAAGTCTCCAGCATGGCAACGCAAAGAGGGGAAGTCCGAGAAGGGCGGTTTGAACGCCAAGGGACGGGCCTCGTACAACAAGGCCAATCCCGGGAAGCCGGGCTTGAAGCGTCCTCAACCAGAGGGCGGCAAACGCCGCGACTCTTTCTGCGCCCGTATGGAAGGCATGAAGAAAAAGCTGACCGGAGAGAAGGCCAAGAAAGACCCGAACTCCCGCATAAACAAGAGCCTTCGGGCTTGGAATTGCTGATATGACTCAACACGACACAGCTAAAGCAGTTGCCGATGGCGCAGCGGTCTTGACGACTATTGGCGTTATGGCTACGTGGCTTCCACCTTTGGCTTCCTTGTTCACGATCATTTACCTCGGTCTTCGTATCTGGGAGTCTGATACTGTTCGTGAAATAACTAACCGTAAGAAGGCCGACAATGCCATCGACGAGTAAAAAGCAACACAACTTTATGGCGGCAATTGCGAATAATCCCGCATTTGCCAAGAAGGTTGGAGTACCGCAAAGCGTTGGAAAAGACTTTACCGACGCTGACAAGGGTAAAAAGTTTCGCTACGGCGGCGTAAGCCGTGCGGATATTCAGAAGGTGAACAAGCCTAAAACCGATCACGGGAAAACGGCTTTTTTTAAAGAAGGTGGATCTACCATGGCTACACGTAAAAACAACGGCATCACAACTGCCAAAATGGGTTCAGTGCGTACAGCGGCTCCTAGCCGTGACGGTATTGCTTCTAAAGGCAAGACCAAAGGCACTATGATTTCCATGAAGGGCGGCACCCCTCTGGGAATGAAAAAAGGCGGCATGACCAAGAAGATGAACATGGGCGGCAAAGCCTGCTAAACCATGATGGCCAGCCGCGGTATGGGGGACATCGCCCCTTCTAAAATGCCCAAGGGCAAGACGATCACCCGCAAGGATGATCCGAACAAAGTCGAGATGTACGCCAAAGGCGGACTGACGGCTAAGTACATGTCTTTTGATGCTAAAGGTAAGCCTGCAGGCATGAAGAAAGTCCAGAAGGTTAAGTGATGGCAACCAAAGTTAATGCAGCCGGTAACTACACAAAGCCGACTCTTCGCAAGAAGATTGTGGCGCAGGTGAAAGCTGCATCGACTCAGGGAACCAAAGCAGGCCAATGGTCAGCGCGTAAAGCTCAGCTAGTTGCCAAGAAGTACAAGGCGGCAGGCGGGGGTTACCGAGATTGAAAGCGCCTCAAAAATCATTGAAGGATTGGGGCGACCAAAAATGGAGAACCAAAAGTGGTAAAAAATCTTCTGACACTG